GAAATGGGGGCGCAGACCTTTGACGCCTGGAATCTGTCGGCCATCGAGGCGATATACGCTCAGGAGGAGCTCGAGGAGCAACTCGAGACATCGACGCTTTCCGTTGAGGAGCAAGCCGCGGCGCTCAAGGCGGCTGGAGAGGCTTCGCTGGCCTATATTGACACCTTCGACGCCGATAGGTGGACATCTACCACGGCTATGACAGACGCCTTGACGGCGACTTTCGTCGAGCAAATGGAGACACTCGGGGCGGCGGGGCCGGAGTACGAGAGGATCCTGGGATTCCTGGATTTGCTCTCAGAGGAGACCGCCGATGCGGCGAGAGCGTCCCTGCTTTACGTTGAATATCAGGACCTTTTGACCGCGGCGCTCCGTGACGGAGCAATTACGGCTGACGATGCTTACGCCATCTATGATGATATGTTCGACCGCATCCTCGAGGGTGTCCCCGCTCACGAGTCTCTGACGCAAGCAATCGACGAAATGAGGTTCGCGACCTCGGACGCTTACGTCGCCATGAACCCCGACGCGCTCCGGGATGTCGACCTACAGGCGGGCAATCTACAAAGTACGCTACTCGCAATCAAGGATGAATTCGACGGGATCAGTGATACCGCTTACGCAGCAACGGGCGAAATCTCGGAAATGCCGACGGCGCTCGGAGACCTGGGTCTCGCTTTCGACGATCTCAAGCAATATAAGATAGACCCGACCGAGGAAAAGCTCGAGAGCTTCATGCTCCTGCCGCACAGGGAGCGAGACACTTTCTTGATAGCAATAGAGGCCATTGGCGAAGCCATCGACGTGCAACTAAACAAGAAATTGGCGAATGCGCTCTCGGCGCTCGAGGGCATTTTGACCACGTTCAAAAAACTTGACGGTCTCGAATCTCACGTTACGGTATATGTTCATACTGTCGGCGGCGTCGGGGGCTACGGCTCCCAATACATCGACCAGTACATCACCCGGCACTACAGGGACGCTGTCGTCAATATCGACCAAGCCGGGATGACATCATACGCCGAGCGCCCCGCCGGAGGAGCAAAGCCCACACTTGGGGATATTGAATTCCAACACGGCGGCGAGTTCAAGGTCCCGGCGGGCTTCCCCAACGACTCCTATTTCATGCCGATGAAATTGACATCAGACGAAATCGTTAAGGTACATCCACCCGGCTATTATGGCGGCGAGGCTGGGGGTCAACCACTGGTTGCTAACATTTACCTTGACAGTCGCAAGATAGCGCAGCAGATTATCAAGCCCGCAAGACGGCAAGGGTTTACGACGGTGAGATAATGACGTACCCGACGACCATCGACCTAAAGATCAAGATCAACGCCGTCGACGTCACGGCCTACGTGCCGCGTGACGTGCCGCTCGACCGAGAGCTCCCCGGACTGGAAATCACTCAGGAAATGGGGCGCACGATTGACTCGTGTATGTTCGCTTTGATGGACGCTTCCGCGCTCTCTATCCAGGAATTACACGAAGTCGTTATCACTAATGACGCCGAGACCGAGACATATTTCGCCGGGGTGCTGATCTATTTCGAGGACTTCCCCGTCGCGACCGAAGTCGACATTATTTGCGAGTGCGCCGATTACACATTTATGCTCGAGAAGTCGATCATTAACCAGGAGTGGGAGGATACGGCCGACAACACGATCCTATCGAACATAGCCACGAACGCGGAGCCCGCTCTATCCGATTTCGATTTTTCGACGAACGTCGTCAACCTGGGGACCGTCCCGCGCTTGAGACTGGCGCGTCGCACGGTACGCGAATCCCTTGACGAACTGGCGGCGAGGGTGGGCGCTGAGTGGTACATCGACTACGATAAGAATCTGCATTGGTTCTCCGCTCAGTCCGACGACGCCCCTTACGAGCTCTCCAGTGACCCGGACCTTTCTGTCGATTATCCGGTAGGGAATCTCCGCCGGGTTGTTGACGGTCAAGAGGTCATCAATCGGGTGACGGTCGTCGGGGGTGATTATCTCTCGGATGACGCTACTCACGAATACGAGGGGAACAACCAGCAGGTACGCTTTACGCTCCCTTATTTCTACCGTGAGCCGACGACAGGGACTATTCTTATCGACAAGAACACAGGCGATGATACAACTCCCGTCTGGTCGGCTCAAACGGTCGGGGTCAAGTACATCGACGACGACGCCAGTCCCGCCAAAGACGTACTATTTAGCCACAAAGAGCGATTCGTCGAGTTCGCAAGCGCGCCCCCCGACCTCAACAGGGCATGGCGAATCACGGCCCGCTATCAGGTCCCTTTGCGCACTCGAGCAAGATCGAACGACTCGTTCGACCGCTACGGCCGATGGTACGAGGGCGTGATCGTCGACGACGACATCAAAGATAAGACCGAAGCACAGAACCGGGGGAAATATTTCCTGGCTAAACAGGCGCTTGGTAAGACGGTGTTTACTTGCAATGTGTTCGAGCCAGGTCTCAGGGCGGGGCAGATCATCAAATTAACCGACTCCAATCTGTCGGTCGAAGATTTGTATTTTATTCGCAAGCTGACGCGTCGATTCCCCGGCGGCGGTTACATCGTCGACGAGCTCGAGCTCGGGGATTACATCGCGGATATATTCGACCTTATGGGCTTACTCGCTCGCCAGATGGCCGGGCGCGTGGAGTGGAGGGACGACGAGATCCTCGACGAGTATTTGCAGTATGCCGAGACATTGACGCTCACAGAGGGGACGCCGAGCGTGACAGCCACCAGCGCGCCGTATACTTACAGCGGCGGCGCAAACGATTTCAATTGGGGTTTTGGAGTATGGAGCTAATGAGAGAGAGCGGCGTACTTACATTGAGGGGCTCGAGTGTGCTCCGGGCGTGGGAGCGCGGCGTCATCGACTGGCTTATGTTCCTCGGTCACTCATTGAGAGAAGCGCAAGAGATCGCAACTCAGCGCGGTAAATTGGCATATATCAACCAAGTCAATAATCTCGTCGTCACGGTCGGCAAAGGACTCGCCGGAGATATTCTGATCGGCGAGGTTTCGACGGGCTTGACCTATCACGCCATCGGGACAGGCACAACGACCCCGGCGGCGGGCGATACCACACTGACCACGGAGTCGAACCGCCTGGCTGTTACTTCGAAAACACGCGCCGGAAATGTGATTACCTTGAGTACTTTCTTTGTAGCGGCCGAGTGTACATATAACATAAAAGAGGCTGGGATTTTCGGAGACCAGGCGACGGGAGTCGCCGACTCCGGTACTCTGTTCTGTCACTATCTGCAGAGTTACGACAATTCCGGCGGATCATACGATCTTACCTTCGATTATGATTTGACCATTAGCTAAGGTGTATTATGACTATACCAGTAGCGGGCGGAACCGCTGACGCAACAGACGTAACGAGGCTCATATCCAAGAGCGGCGGGACGCTGACCATAAGCACGGGGGCGGTGACGGCGACCCCTAACTCGGGGAATAGCCTATTTGTGATCGCCGCCGAATCGGGCACGACCGACGACCTCGACACGATTAACGGTCTTGCCGCGGGCGAGGTCGTCCAATTGATCGCCGATTCCGGCGACACGATCACGCTGAAAGACGGGACGGGGAATATCGACCTACCCGGAGACCTGGCTCTCAAGGACGATAAGATCGTCTCACTCTGGTACGACGGATCTAATCTGCGTTTGATCGGCGGTGTCTGGCTTTTGGATGAGGATGATTTCGCCTCGGATAGCGACGAGTACGGAGCCACTCAGCAAAGCATCGCGGCTTACATTACTGCAAATTCCCCCAATACTCCTGGCGACGCTTCGGTCTTTTCCGCCGTTAACCTGATTCCCGATTTCCCATCAATACATAATATCGACGATGCTATGTCGCCTTGGTGGACTGTCGATAACGATGGGACGCTGCACGAGGTCGATTGCGCCGGGGAGAGTATTCCGGAGAAGTACGCCCGCTGTCTCAAGCTGACGATCTCGGCGGACGGTGGCGGCGCGGATTACGCCTATCCCAAAAAAGATTTCGACGACGCCAATGAGCCCTTACTCGACGACAATGTCACCACGGTATCGGCCGGGGCTTGGGTCTATCAAAAGAGTACGGACACGGCGGGGACGATTACTCTCGAGCTTTACGACATCGACGGGACACAGAGTCTAGGATCGCACACAACGACCACACAAGACTCCTGGATATACCTGAAGGTCGAGAATAAGACCTACCAGGACTCAATGCGCTGGAGGGTCGTACATAGCGAGAATAGTGCTATTGTCTATTTCACGGAACCAACCCTCAACGTCGGTACATCGGTCATCCCCTGGCGACCGCGCGGTCTTATATATGAAATCCAATACCACGCCAATGTCTTATTTGACAACTCGCCCGAGACAACATGGACAGATATTACATTCTCGAACGCTTCACCATTGGCGGCCGTTCTGCATGTATCCGGGAGTATAAAAGCCGCCGCCTCTGACGCTACATACTTTAGGCCGAACGGGAGCTCGGAGACCGGGTACGGGACAACGATATGTGTCTCGAGTGCTCATCAAGGGCAGCACGACTATTCGCAAGCATGGGTTCCATGCGACGCCTCGCAGGTTATCGAGTATAAAACGGACAACGCCCGCGACTCGGTATCCGCGAGCCAACAAGGCCAATTAGTTTGGGAGTCGTGATAGGAGTCTACTTATATGAACAAAACGCATACAGTAAAGATAAGAGTTGATCCAAATGACGGTCCCTCGTCTCTCTTGAGGAGCCATATCGACGCAACCTCGATAACCCTGCCGGAGGGAATGAGTCTTGATGCTGAGGGCGGAACCGTTCAATGGGTTTCGGGCGGACACAATGATCTTATCGAGTTTACATACGATCATTTTTGGCCCGCTCAGGTGCAAGTGAGCTCGAACAAGGACGAGGTCGACGCGGACGGGGTCGAGCAATTTACCCTTACCGTGACCTGCGAGGACCCCGACGAGACAACCATACCTATCGCCGTATACGAAAGCGGCGTCAAGATTGGCTCTTTCGACGTGACGGTGTCCGGCGGGACGGGTACGTCGGACAAGACCATCGCCGCACCAGGGACATATAAATATGTTGTCGACCTGGATGTCAAGGACTCGGTCTGGACAAGTATGAGAAAATTCGACGATTGGTCTTTCGCCATTGTCGAGGGAGTCGAGGTCTGATATGCCGAAGTTAGACAACAAGGGAAATATCATCAAATCATCTGTAGACGAGGCGAAAGTAAAGCACAAATTTGACTTATCGGACTTAGAGAGCGCGCCAGGTATACCCAAGAAAGTACGCGATATTCTGGTACGGATGATGGAAAGAATAGAGGAGCTTGAGAGACGCCAGAAGACGGGCGGTGGATGAAAATGCTGATTGATTGCGGGGGTCAGCGGGTCTAGATGGTGAGAGTAAAGAATGGATGTGACATAGGTTGCTTTTGATAGGTACTCCGTCGGGACCGCTGTTACAACCCAGGATATCCTGGTTCAGCAAAGGCGCGAATGCAAAAGATGGTTGAAGAGCCAAAATTGCTTCGCCTTGCACATAGGCTCGTTCGAGGACAAGTCGGACGAGCCTTTTCTTTTTAATGTCCTGTAACTCATTCCACCCGCCAAGCTGCTGACAGGCTTCGCCTATTGATGCGATTATAGCACTAGGATTTTGAATATGCAAGGAATCCCTTGCATATTCGCAGCGCTCTTTTTCAGCATCAAATATGTCTTTGCCAATGTCGCCCGCCAGGTAGAGGATCTTCGCTCGATGAAGCCGATCTTCAGATTGTTGCAGCAGACACTCAACTGAGACAAGCTTTTCCATTAAGTTTTTAGAAGACATAGTGCTATGGAGAAAATCGACTAATTGTTTCTCAATAGCATAGGCCTTCACCAAAGGTTGTTCACAGTCTACCACATGTTCAGTTTGATTTGCATCTCTGTAGAAACGACCTCTCCTGAAAGTGCTGCCTCGAAACCGTCCGCCACAATAGCCGCAAAGTAGCACTCCAGTAAGAGGATAAACCCGCGCTGGTGTGCCCTGGCGATGTCTGGGAAAGGGGGCTAAGGTTTCTCTTAATTCTTGTACTTTGTAGAATACATCTTCGTCAATGATCGCTGGATGCTTGCCATCGAAAAGTTGGGGTTCTTTTCGTTTGCGAGATTTCCCGTTGTTATCGACGCTGTAATATGGTACTTTGCCGGTGTAAAAGATGCGGCCAAGGATGCCGCGCACATAGCTGGCGCTGAATTTGCCTGGCTCCGAGCGCCCAGGTGTGCCTCGATGGCGAAGCGGTAGCAGCGTACCATCTGCAAACTGATGATGAGATGAATTGAGTTTGGTGGCGATCTTGCTGTCTGAATAATCACCGCTGAGATACCATTCGAAGACACGTGTGACCACCAGGCCCTCAATGGAGTGGGGGACGAGGATATTATCCTTGCTCTTATCAGCTTTGCCGAAGTCGGGGCAGTACCCCTTGCCGTTAGGGTTCTTGCAATTGGAACACAAACCACGGCAGTAGCCAAAAGGTGGATTTCCATTCCAATAGCCATCGCGGGCGCGCTGTAGTTTCCCTTTTGTAGTCTCTCTGCTTAAATTGTCTATGTAGATTTCAGCCAGCATCCCCAAAACTGTCAGCATCAGCTTGCCCCAGGGGGTCGTGAAATCTAGCTTTTCATGCACGGAGACAAAGCTGACATTCCAGGTGTTGAGCATGTCTAGGGCTGTCAGTAAGCCGTTGAGGTAGCGATAGAAGCGGTCGATCTTATCCACGATGACCACATCAAACTCTCCAGTTTTGGCAGCTTGTATGAGTTCTTCCAGTGCTGGACGATAACTTCCTTGCTTGGCTGATATGCCTGCATCGGTATATATCTTTACCAGCTTCCAGCCTTGGCCATCTGCATAGGTCTGGATGTTGTTGGTTTGGGCATCCAGGCTATGGCCGTCAACCTGCTCGCGCATCGAAACACGTCGATACCCAGCGGCTCGTAAAGAACTTTCATTCATGATTTCCTCCGTTTAGTATATAATGCTGCTAAATAGCATTTTTTGGAAAACTTGAAAAGCATTATAACGGAGGAAAGAATGGGCACTGATTCTACGGTCGAAAAGCGTCTTGATGCTAGACGAAAAAAATACGATCCCCAACCAATGGTTGATCGCATATTGGAGTTATGTGAGGAGCGTAATGAGTCGTATCGGGAGGCTTCCTTGGGATCGAATTTAGATCATCAGGCTATAAACCGCATTCGTGGTGGACAACGTCCTACAATTCCTAATTGCATTCAGATAGCAGACCATTTCGAGATCAACCCAAACGAACTGTTGATATTGGCCAATTGGCCTCCCTTAAAGGCTTTCGATATTCATGCCGAGAGTGTAGAGAACTTACCACCAGAAGCGGTTGAGGTCGCTAAAGATATTGCAAAGATTTCAAACCCGGGCACTCGCAGGGAGGTATCTAAAGCGATTCAAGTATTATTGTCGAAGTATTTTGATGATGAATGAATGTCGGGCTCATAACCCGAAGGTCCCAGGTTCGAGTCTAATCAGGTACCCCTAAAGCGACACTTATCGAACGATCTCAGATGGATGTGGGGCAGTTTCTTGAGATGCTGAGGTTCGAAAACCGCAGCAAATTAGAGGAATTGCCAGACGTTTTCAAGTGAGGTCGGGATGGTTTCTTCAAATCTTAATATTTTCCCCATTGTATTGAACAATCACATATCCGTAAAGGCGGCTGCCCAGTACAGTGGCTATAGCCTGCAATACCTACGCCGGATGCTGCGCTCAGGT